TTCTTGGTCTGTAAATATGCTCTTTATGTTCTTATAATTATATAGCACCATACCATTCACATTTTCTGGGATTTTGATTATTTTCCTAACTGTGTAAAATTCCATCATATTGAATGTTCTCCAGAGATAGTATACTGTCAATCTAGATCTCATAACTGATGGAAGCCTCTTGACAAATACCCATGGATTTGGATCTATGTCTTCTAATACCTTCATAGTTAAGTAGCGTTGACTGGTAATTAACTCTTCTAAATCTGTTTTATTATTTAAATAGAGTAATAAAATGTGATTCAGTGACTTAACTGTGTATTCTGAATTAATTCCTATTTTTGACTCAGTAGCACTCTGAAGATGATGATATATAGAATTCATGTAAGGACCTGATTTTACAAAGTGTTCTAATGTTGGTTCGTTAAAAGAGCAAAAATCAGATATCACAAAATCTCCGCAATTGTACAATGTAGGTCCAATTTTCCCTTGTTCCAAAATTGTGATATGTTTTCTTGGAAAGCAAAAAGACACAAACAAATGACTTTTGGGATTGTATATCAACAGAGTTATGCCAAATTTCAAGTTCTTTCTCATAAATGTTTTAGCAGGTGTCCAATGTTTATAACAATAAGATATTTCTGTGAACAAATAAGATATCATGAAACAAAAGGACATGAACTTATTATTTAAAGAATTTTTCCATATATCTACAGATTCTTGTTTCAATGACATTGTGCTATTCAATTTAGAGAGCTCCACTGTTTTGATTAGAATATCAGGAACAAAAATATTCTTGTGAGCATGATTCAACCATTCTATAGAAACAAAAGATTCTATATCTCCTGTGTATACATCAGGACTGAATGATTTTTTAGATTCAGATTGTTTTGTGTCTAATTTATCAAATTTCCCTTCAAATTGTTTAGCTCCTATGCCTTTTAATGACAATTCTTCCATACTAGATTCTGATAATCTGGGATTGAACATGTATCGCTTTTTGTTAACATGTGTTCCTGATTCTACTTCTTCTCTGGTGGGTTCAACAACTTCATGCTTTGCTGTATGATACCAAAGATCCTGCATGGACATTGGCATATCTTCATCAAACTCACACAGTGAATTAACATGATCTGAATTCTCTTCTGAGGGAATTATCATAGGTATGTTACATATCCGCTTCATATCTAATCTCGAATTTTCTGAATCAAATTTAGATAAATATGATAAAAAATCTGATTTATCTTGGCATGAAGAGATTTTTGATTTTTTTAGTTCTTGTTCTAATATAACTGATGCTTTTTTTATATCTTCTTTTGTTGGTGTATTTTGGAACCTCATCAAAGAGTTTAAGTTATATTGCTTATCTTCTAGAGGCTTGTATTTAAACTCATTAAATATCATCTTTGATAATCTTTCATCATCATTATCTTTATCTTTGAATATGTTCACTCCACATAACTGAGTAATTTGTGGTTCAATAGAAGTTATTTCCATAAATCTGTTAATCAGTCTAATATATTCTGGTCTATCTAATTTTAAATTTGTAACAACTCTATTTATACCTATAATTACAACAGCTAAAGATCCATTAACACTTTCTACAATATCCTTGTATTTTAATACTTTTGAATTATACATAGACATTAATGCAGCATGATATTGTGAATTGCATGTTCCAATTTCAACAACCTTTTTTTTGACACAGGATCTATAAAATCAGGAGTTAAATTTCCTTGATAATGCTCTACTCCCATTGATGATAATTTTTTGTCTGTCTCCTCTTCACATTCATTTGATATATAATCATGTCTAACATTTTTAATTCTTTTGCCATA